TGGCACAAGTTGTTCCAGGTTATCATCACCTTAAGAACAAGTACGATTTATTATGGAACATGAAAACACCTGAAGGATATTTAAAGGTGTGCGCTGTGTTGCAAAAGTATATCGATCAAGGTATATCTGTTAACACTTCCTATAATCCTGAACACTTTGATGAAGGTAAGGTGCCAATGTCTCAGTTAATAAAAGACGTTGTAACCTTTTATAAGTATGGTGGTAAGCAACTATATTATAATAATACACACGATGGTGCCGGTGAAATGAGTACCGGAGATGATCAATCTGAATTAGATCAAGTTGATTACGATGAAGACGATTGCGATAGCTGTACAATATAGAAGGAACTCGAATGTCAGTATTTAAAAAACAAAGTAAGTCTCATATGGAATCCCTCATGTTCTTTGATGGAGGAGTAGATGTAGCACGATATGACCAAGTTAAGTATCCTGCTCTTGAGAAGATCACTGAAAAAATGTTAGGTTTCTATTGGAGACCTGAAGAAGTAGACGTATCTAAAGACCGTTCAGACTTTGCTAATCTTACTGACTTTGAGAAGCATATCTTTACATCTAACCTTAAGCGTCAAATCTTATTAGATTCAGTTCAAGGCCGTGGTCCAACAGAGACGTTTATGTCTGCAGCTTCTATACCTGAAATCGAACCTATGGTTATGGCATGGGCATTCTTTGAAACTATTCACTCACGCTCTTATACACATATCATTCGCAATGTGTATGCTAATCCATCAAAAGTATTTGATGAAATGTTAGAAATAGAAGAGATTGTGGATTGTGCAAAGGACATCTCATCTTACTATGATTCTTTTATTGAGTATCAGAAATGGTATGATTTATTAGGAGAAGGTGTGCATACTGTAAACGGTAAGGAAGTAGTGATTACTAAGTATGAACTAAAGAAACGTTTATGGATTGCATTAAACTCTATCAACATATTAGAAGGTGTTCGATTCTATGTTTCTTTTGCGTGCTCTTGGGCATTTGCAGAATTAAAGAAGATGGAAGGTAACGCTAAGATCATTAAGTTTATTGCTCGTGATGAGAACACTCACCTTGCGGCATCACAGACTATCATTAAGTCTCTTCCAAAAGAAGATCCAGAATTTGTTAGGATTCGTGAAGAATGCGCAGTACAGGTAACTGATATGTTTGTTGCTGCTGTAGAACAAGAGAAGCAATGGGCAGATTACTTATTTAAAGATGGTAGTATGATTGGTTTAAACTCTAAACTTTTATCTAACTATATTGAATGGATTGCAAGCAAGCGTATGAAAACTCTTGGTATCACATCTCCGTACTCTGTGCCTCAAGCTAACCCACTACCATGGACTGAGAAATGGATTGGAGGAGGTAACGTACAGGTTGCACCTCAAGAAACAGAAATTAGTTCATATGTTATAGGTGGAGTTAAACAAGATATGGACGAAAATACATTATCAGGAATGTCATTATGATTGTTATATACGGTAGAGATGATTGTGCTTTCTGTGATATGGCTATAAAACTAGCTACTGAAATGGATATACCACACAGGGTTAATAAGATGGGTACTGACGTATCAATGTATGAGTTTAAAGACATGTTCCCAGTTGCGCGTACAGTTCCACAGATTCATAAAGTTGGACCTTCTGGAAATGAATATATAGGTGGATACACAGAGTTTAAAGCCTGGGTATCATCAATAGAAATGCTAGGAGAAATGTCATTATGACAGAATGTTATAGTTGTGGTTTAGAGTTTGAAGTTAAGTTTGAAGACAGTGATGCAGAACTTAATTTTTGTCCATCATGTGGGTCAGGCATAATCGACCCTGATAAAGAAGAAACACAATTAGAAATGAATCTTGGAGGAGATGAATAAATAAACTAAAGTACAAAAGGTTTATTTATGAAAAGTTGGAGTTATAAAGGTATACCCTTTACGTCAGATATGATCGGTGAATATGAAGGGTTTGTTTATATAGTCACTGATCTATCTAATAGTATGAAGTATATTGGTAAGAAGAATTTCCATTCAAGAGTTAAGCTAAAACCTTTAAAGGGTCAGAAGCGCAAACGCACCAAAATATCAGAATCAGATTGGCAGAAATACCATGGCAGTTCAGAAGAGGTAAAGGCAATCTTTGCTGAACATGGTTATGATAGGTTTGAAAGAGAGATTCTGCATTTATGTTTAGGCAAAGGTGATATGAATTACTTAGAGATGAAAGAGCAAGTTGTACGTGATGTACTATTAAAGCCTGATGAGTATTACAACGCATTTGTTGGTGGTAAAATACATCGAAATCATGTAAAAAACTTGTGTACAAACGCCGAAAAATAGTGTATAATGGTAGTATATAATGAATAAAGACAATGTAATACAGTTCCCATTTGGTGAAATTAGAAATCCTCTAGTTGATCCAGGTCCAGCCATTAATGATGTAGCTGATCATGAAATGGACTTAGCTGCTAGTTGTCTGCAAGATGTTATGTTGACTCTGATTGAACACGGGTATGATGTACATGCCGATGAAGCGTTCTTTACAGATATGGGTTGCATATTGAATATGATATATGCAACCCTCATAAGACGAACTAACCCTGACTACCCATTTGTAGAAGTGTTAGACATCGTACATAAAATGATAATGGAATTAAAAGGTAATACTGAATAATGCTTATACTTGATTTTAACGGCATCGCAATGGGTAACATCATTGTAAACTCAAAACATGGTGAATTGAACGAAGATACTATTCGTCATATGATATTAAACTCTATACGTATGTACGTTAAGAAGCACAAAGCACAATATGGTCAAGTGGTCATTGCGTGTGATGGAGGTTCATGGCGCAGAGACGTGTTCCCTCAATATAAATGGGCACGCAGGAATAATCGTAAAGAATCTAAGTTAGACTTTGATATGGTATTCTCTGCACTGAATAAGGTGCGTGAAGAGATTGCGGTGAACATGCCTTACAAGGTAGTTTATATCCGTAATGTAGAAGCTGATGATATTATCGGTGTACTTGTTGAACAGACCCAAGAGTTTGGTCAAATGGAAGATGTAATGATTATCTCTGCTGATAAGGATTTCATTCAACTTCAGAAGTATAACAACGTCAAGCAATATTCTCCTATGACTAAGAAGTTCATTGTTGATCCAAATCCTGTAAGTTACTTATTCGAACATGTACTTAAAGGTGATGGTTCAGACGGTATTCCTAATGTGTTATCTGGTGATGATACCTTTGTTGAAAGTATTCGACAGTCTCCTATGACTAAGAAGAAGATCCAATCGTATATTGATAACGTAGAAAATTTAGAAGAGTTCATGGGTCAAGAGATCTACAGGAACTATAAACGTAACCAGTTGTTAGTTGATCTAACGTATATACCAGAAGCTATTAAAAAAGATATTATAGATACTTCTGAATCTGTTAAAGTACCACCTCGGATGAAGATCTTGAACTACTTTATTAAGAATCGTTGTAAACTATTAATTGAATGTATTGAGGATTTTTAAAGTGGCAATTAACGAAAACATTAACCGACTTACTTTGAAAGAAGTTTTAGATTTGGTAGCTGCAGCTAAGACTGCAAAAGAAAAGGCAGTAGTACTTAAGCATTATGATACTAAGCATCTGCGATACTTTCTTAAGGGAGCATTTGATGATAGCATTGAATGGATAGTTCCTAAAGGTACACCGCCTTACAAGCCTAACACTCATAGAGATTGTGATCATGTGCGTAGGCATATCATCAAACGCTTTAAGTTCTTTGTTAAAGGCGGACCATATATCACTGATATGAAACGTGAAGTGATGTTCATACGGTTACTTGAGAACGTTGATCCAGATGATGCTGAGTTGCTTATTCTATGTAAAGACAAAGAGATGGCTGGAGTATTCAAAGGTCTCACCAAGAAGCTAATCTCAGAATCCTTTCCAGGGTTAATCAAGAAGTAAAAATATATAAATAGATTTATGAAAAAAATAAGAAAGTTTTCATACTGTCGCTTTAGGACCTCCAAGAAATTGGCGGTCCTTTTTTACTTTTAATCCTGGAAAAATAAGGAGTATAAGCATTTCGATCCGTCGTAAACCCAATACATCGAACAGGAAAGATTATATGTTTAACGGTCCCCAAATAGAACGTCTAAAGAAAGATTCAACTGAACTTAGGCATTACATCAAACGACTAGAAAAGGTAGGACATGAGACCCTAGCTTACAAGCTGCAGAAAAAGCAAGCATACCTTCAAGCACGAATAGAGGACATGCGTGAAATTATTTCAAAATAAATGAAAATAACAGTGTACAAGGTCCTCGGTTCATGATATAATAGATCTATATTATGTACTGAGGACTTTTTATGTCACTAATGAATCCAGGATTAACTACAACATCCTATAAGAAACGTAAGCAAAAAGCTCGCACAAAGAGCCAGCAGCTTCAATTTGAACAACAACACCGTGAATACAATAAAAGTATGAAACGTTCGCATTCTCATGATCTCATGATGTCTTTGCAAGAATACGATTTATACGTGCGCGGCCAGTATAAACCTAAACCAAAGAAATTCAAAGAACTTAAACCTTCAGCTGTTTTCAAAAGTGAAACAAAGCAGTATCCAAGTCGTGCAGATACTACTGGTGTCGCTGCTGCTAAAGATACTATGTGGTATACTGGCGAGCAAAAGCTTTTAGGTATTGCTACAATGCACAAGTCTAATATGGTTCCTATCTTCGAAGATAATAAGCAGATGGCTATTGAAATTGCTAGGATGCGTAGATGACTATTAAAGAAAAGATCAGACAACGTAGATCGCAGATGCTCGTACATTCATGTATATACTATGAGATGGATAACAATGTCATTTCTGACGATACATGGCAACGCTGGGCAAATGAGCTAACCACCATCCAAAACGAAAATCCAGAAGACTGCAAAATAGACTTCTTTGATGATGAGTTCAAAGATTGGAACGGTAGCACAGGCACACATTTACCACTAAGAAATCCAATAGTAAGAGGAAAGGCTTTACAGATTTTAAAATTAAATGAAAATAAAGATGTACATTGCGCTTAAAGTATGTTATAATAGTACCATCAATCAAATTAAGGATTTAAAATATGACACTAAACGAAAAAGAAAAACTAGCTATACTAGAAGAGAAGCTTGAAAACGAACGACTAGTTGCAGAATTTCTTGCTAAAGGTGGCGAAGTTAAACAGTACGAATACGGTGATCGATCAGAGAAAGGCTTTATGAAACCTCAGTTCAATCCCACTGATACCATTCAGAAAGAACAAGCTATGAAAAATGTTAAAGAGCGGAAGGTAGGAGAAAACTTGGTATGAACATATTCATCTTAGACAATGATCCTATTATAGCTGCTCAGCTGCAATGCGATAAGCATGTTGTCAAGATGATTGTTGAATCAGGACAAATGCTATCAACTGTGCATCGCATGGTCGATGGCGTTATGGAACGTAGGCCTTCAAAGTCTGGTTCTATGTTGCAGTACTTTAAGTTAGATGATGATAGAGAAACCATACTATATAAAGCATGTCACTACAATCATCCATCTACCGTATGGACTCGTGAAAACAGTCATAACTATAAATGGCACTATAGTCATTTTACTGCACTATGTGATGAGTACACCTTTAGGTATGGCAAACAACATGCAACCGATAGAAAGCTTAGAAGTATATTACGTAATCCTCCATTGAAAATCAAGCAGGCCAACGATTTATCTCCATTCAAATTAGCAATGGGTAGTAATCCGGAATGTGTTACAGAAGATGCTGTACAATCTTACAGAAACTTTTATAAGACTAAGGCTAAACGCTTTAAAATGATTTGGACTAAAAGGCCAGTACCTTCATGGTTTAAATCTTCTATAGATAATCAAGGAATAAATAATGCAGTTACATAGCCAGGAATAAATCATGCCAACTTACACATTAAAGGATGTTAACACACTTGATACCTTCGATATATTTTGTTCATATAAAGATCTAAAGATCAAGCTAGAAGAAATGCCAGACTTAGTTCAAGTCATTGGTCCTACTGCTACCATTCATGAAACCGGAAATAACTTGAAGGTAGATGATGGCTTTAGGGAAGCAATGTCAAGAATCAAAGAAAACCATAGAATAAATAACATTAAGGATTACTAATGCCATCTGCTTTGAAACAGCGGTCACTTAAACTTAAGCTTGATGATATGATTCAAGTTCAACCGTTAACTGATAATCAAAAGGAAGTGTTTAAGGCATACGAACGAGGAGACTCACTTGTATTGTCTGGATCAGCAGGAACTGGTAAAACCTTTATGGCTTTATCTCTTGCACTTGAAGACGTTCTTGACAAAGAAACACCGTATGATAAAGTGATTGTCATACGTTCTATCGTACCAACTCGTGATATAGGTTTTTTGCCTGGTACCGAGGAAGAAAAGAAAGAAGCTTACACTGGACCTTATAAGTCTATATGTGCAGAGCTATTTGAAGAAGGTGATGCATGGAACAAACTGCAAACCGCAGGAACTGTGAAC